CCGCCAATGCTTCCCGGCAGGCCTCGCACCCGGCGGCGTGGCTCTCGGCCCGGCCAAAGGTGGCGGAATCGATCATGCGGGAAGCCCGGCTGCACAGCACACCGAACGCCGTTTCTGGCACCATGCCGCCCGCCGCCGTGTACTGGTCATAGGTGCAGTAGAGCATGGGGCCTCCTTATGCTGCGACGGCAGCTGCGGTCAGGAACGCAAAGGGGACTTTGGAGCGGTCGGCGTTCATACGGGTGGCAGGGTTCGGCAGTGCCCAGCCCATGCGCATGACCACCCGCAGGGCCACCATATCCTGCTGGGCGAGGTTGTAAACGATCTCCTTGGTGGAAGGATCCTGAATAACGCCCTGATCCAGCAGCTTCACGGTGACGTCCTGACGGATGGAGTACACCAGCTTCTTGAAGTTGCCTGCGATCAGCTGTGCCTTGGAAGCATCAAAGCCGCCGTTATCCGGGAAGTACATCGGTGCGCCGTCCAGCGCGTAGGTGGTGGCACCCTGCATATCGGAACGGAACAGGGGACGGCCAGTGGTATCCACAAGGCCGCGCAGCTCTGCCTTGGCGGTCAGGTCGCCCACCACGGCGTCCACGCCGAAGCCGCCAGCCTCCACCTTGGAGAACAGACCGTCCTTGCCCAGCAGCTTTGCGTAGTCGATGGGGCCGGTGACTTTGTTCTTGGCCGCAAGGGTCAGAACATCGGTCGTCCACTCGGTGGGACGCTCGCCGCCGAACAGGATGGCGTTGTCGATCTTTGCGCCCATGGCTTCCCGGACGCGGGGCTGTACCTCGCCCATGATGTCAAAGCTGGAATCTGCCAGCACAGCCTCGGGCACAGGAACGATGACGGCCAGCTCTGCAGCGGTCATATACACGTTGTCCCATTCCTGCTTGCTGGTCTTTTTCATGCCGGTGTCACCGTTGACCCAGTAAGCCAGCGGCAGCATGGACAGCACGGGGATCTTGGTCTGGTTAGAGGTCATATTGGCAAGGCGGGTGCCCAGCTGCATGACGGTGGAGCTTTTGGGCACGTCCTGCTGGATGGTGTTCACCAGCTGCTCCCGGATCAGGGCCTCAGCCTTATTGCGAGCGATTGCATCAGTAGCCATAAGAATCAACCTTTCTGGCCGAACGCTGCGCGGAATGCAGCATTTGCGGCCTCATGTGTGTTTGCGGGCTGGCCGGGTGCGCCGGTCGCCGATGCGGAAAAACGTGCCATGCCGCCGTCCGGCAGAATGGCGCTGGGATCACTCTCTTTGAAAGCCTTGACATAATCATCAAAGCCCAGAATCTCGCCGTCCTTCATAGCAAAATTCTGGGCCTTTGCCTCGGCAAGGAACGCCTTGCGGGCGCTCTCGCTGGAAAATTTCAGGCCGGATGCCTTGCGTTCCAGAGCGTAGCCCTTTTCGAGGGCAGCGACCTGAGTCGCAGCATCGGTCTTGGCCTGCTCGGCCTTGGCCTTCCACTCGGGGTCGTAGCCTTCCAGTTTGCTGTTTGCAGTGGACAGCTGTTCGGTCAGGGTGGTTTTCTCGGCCTTGAGGGTGGTGATCTCGTTCACCTTGGCCGTGATATCCGCGCCGTGCAGGTTCATGATGCTGTCCAGCTGGTCCGAGGTGATACCCGGAATGATCTTGCTCACATCTTCGCGTTTCACTTGCGATGTGCTCCTTTCTTTTGTCTGTTGGGTGGATAAGTCCCTGCTGTTTTGTATCGCGGTTCTCATTCCGCACGGGACAAGACGGGGTACGCGCCGCCTTCCGCTGTGGTGCCGCTTGCGGGAGTTGAACCCGCCACACCCGGATTAAAAGTCCGGTGCTCTTCCAACATGAGCTAAAACGGCATGAAAAAACCACTGTTGTGCCTTTTTGATGGCATACAGTGGTTAAAATGGGGCATTTCCGTGAATGAAAGCTTACTTTTTGGGGTGCGGGTGCGGCGTGTATTTGTCGTCCTGCGCCTGCTGCACGGCGGATGCAATCATGAAGAACAGCCGGGCGCCGTTCAGCAGAACGATCTCCAGCAGCGCGAGGATCATCAGAGTGATAAGAACTGTAGTAACCATAGTGTACCTCCTGAAAAATTGGCAAAAGAAAACCACCGTCCGGGTGGATGGTGGTTAAGGTTATTCGATGCCGGGCGGGAGCTTGCCAATCCCTTTCAATGCATCATAGGCACAGCGCGATGCAAGTTGCTCAGGCGGAACATCATTGTCGTATGCTTCACATTCTTCATCATACGAGTGGTCAATCGGATGTTTCAGCAATGTTTCTTGAAGCTCTTTAATTACTTCTGGTGTGAAATAATCACTCATAGAACCGGATGCCATATTTTTTCATCTCCTTGATTGAATCACGAATTATGGATTCGGCTTCCTGAAGCAGTTGTTCGTCAGGCAATTGTTCCCTTGGAATGTCACTCAATGCATTTACTTTTGTGAAAAGCCGGGAAGAAATAGCCTTGATGGTATTCGAATCATACTCTGATGTTTTCTCAATCGCGTAAATGTGCCCGTTATGACCAACTGCGGTCAGAAGTTTTATAGAATCGTCGTGTGCGAAGTTGTACAAATCGCCCTGCGAAAAAATACTGCAATCGGGATGGGTGTGAATGAAGATATGCGGAACCGCTGTTTTTGGAGGTTTCACGCTTCCGCCACGAGCGGGCCCGATGATATCCTTCGTCAGCGGCTTCATCTTGATGTCGAACACCCTGCCCACTTCAACATTTTCCGGCTGCTTTGAAGCGACCATGAGAAGGCGCTTGTGGGCGTTTTTCAGCTGTTGCTGCCCGGCGGCATCCAGTGTGTCACAGCTGAACGCCTTAACATTTGCGATTGACTGCATTGTAACAGGTTTTGGCTCCATGTTCAAGCTCGAATAAACAGAGGAGTTTTTCTTCGCCGCCCAATTCGCCCTGCTGGCTTCACTCCTGCCGAACTTCGGCACGCTGACACGGGCGCTGTCCACACGGCCACCCGTGGCCTGTGCAAACTCTGCAAGGCTTTGGCGGGCCGCTCTCAGGCGCACGGCGGCGTCGGTGGTGTCCAGCCCGGCAGCGTCCTCGGCCAGATACCGCTTTTTCCAGCGGCGGACGTTCCGCTCCCGGGTCCGCTGCATCTGGGATATCTCGTAGGCGGTGTACTTTTTGCCGTTCCACTCGATGTTCCGGGCGTTCAGCTCCCGCAGCTGCTCCTGTGTCCATTGGGGCGGGTCGCCCAGCTCCGGGAACACCGCGAAAAAGGTGTGGCGGCAGTTCCTGCGCCGGTGCCGTAGCCGGTGGCGGCTTCAAAATCCGGGTAGTGTCTGCCCTTGTAGTCCACCGCGCCGCCCCGGTGGAAGCGCCTGCCCTGCCACTCTGCATGAGAAGGACGGGCACCGCCGTGGGCTGTCGTCTCCACAAATTCGCAGCCCATTTCGTCCATGCGGGCCACCTGCAGCTTGCCAGTCGTCTGGTTCACACCGGTGAGCACGGCACGGCGGGCGGCCACCTCGATGCTGTCCTTGTGGCCGCTGGGATAGGTGACCATGGGCATCTCGTCTGCAAGGCTGTCCACAGCCTGTTTGACGGCTGTTTTGTAGTCGAAGGCACCGGTGCTCACCTTGAGCCATGCAGCGTCCAGCGTGCGCTCAAAGGCCCCTGTGACGGTGTTTGCCGTGGTAGCGGTGAGGTTCTGCCATGTGCCGCAGGTCTGCCGGGCACCGGCATCAAGCAGGTTGTTCAGGGCGGCGCTCTCTTCAAAGGGCGTCGGCTCCATGTCGTAGTGGTAGTAGATGGCGTCCTCCCGCTCCATGGCTTCGGTGGCGGCCTGCAAAAGCAGCCTGCGGATGGCCGTTTCGCTCTTGCCGGTGTACTTCGCCAGCAGCTTCACCACGTCGTTGCGCAGCGCCTCGGTCTGCTGGTAGCGCCACAGCTGCCAGTTAGCAGTAGCGGTCACTTTGTCCATCTTGCCGATGCGCCGGGCAACGTCCTGTAAGATCTCGTCCTCGACCTGCTGCCAGAGCTGCACAAAGGCGTCCGGCATCTGGTCGAGGTAAGACGGCGGCAGCATCAGGCACCCCCGAAGGTGAGGGCTTCAGGGCTGCGGTTCTCAGCAACCGCTTCGGCGGCAATGGCCTTGGCATCGTCCTCGCTGTAGCCCTCGAACTCCACCAGATACCGCCAGAAGGGGAACTTGCCTGCGGTAACGTAGCCCCAGTACATCTGCTTGCGCTCCTTGGGGTCAGAAATGATGCTATCGTCAAAGTCAAAGGTCACGTTGCAGTCGCCCGGCGGGGAAACGGCTGCGCCGCTGTTCCACTGGGCATCCAGCAGCTTGCTGATGGAGTATACCAGATCGGTCAGCGCATTGCCCAGCGCCCGCTGCAGGTCCTTGACGGTAGTGTAGCTGCGCTGCTTGCTGCTCCTGATCTCCTCGGCGGTCTTGTCCACGTTCTGCGGGTCGGACAGGGTGCCGTAGGCAAGGCCGCACTGGAACTCCACCCGCTTGAGCATGGTATCCATCCCCCGACGATAACTTTCATCCCGCAGGGCAGGGGCAAAGGCTTCGTAGAGGTTCCGGCCATTGGCCCCGATGCTGCCGTTCAGCCAGCTGCGGTAAAGGCGCTCAAGCCGCTCCGGAAGATGAACATTTCCGTCGGCATCGGTACGCAGGGCGGTCTGGTCAACGTCAATGGCCAGCTGCCCGCCGTCATACTCCCACAGCAGGCGTCCATATTGCTCGTCAACGTCCCGGATCGTCTCGACAGCCGCCGCATAGACGCTCACACCCAGCGGAGAATGCCGGTCGGAAGAGTTGCCGCCAGATACCCTGAAATAGCCCCAGAGCGGGCGGTCTACGCCGGAAAACTCAGTGTGCGGGGAGATCGCGGCCCATTCCGGCACGTCGGTCAGCGGCACCTCGATGCCGAGGTCTGCACTGGTCATGGAACGGAACGCCTTGACCGTGACGCTGTACGTGCTGCCGGAAAACTCGTGATCTTCAAGACGAGTGTAAATGCGGTTGCCACGCACCAGATGGTCATAAAAAATAGCCCCGGTCATGCGGCCAGAGCTGTCAAAGCGGGTAGGGCAGAAGCAATCCCCCTGCACAGCATCGATCTGGATGCGTCCCTCTGCATCGAGGAAGGGCCGGAACAGGATGCCGCCCAGCGCACAGCCGTATTCCACCGGGGTGCGCAGATCTGCAATGAAAGGCTGCAGCATAGTGTTGATGCTGTCGGCGCGGGCACTGCCAGAAACAAGACATTCCATTTCCAGCGTGGTCAGACGGGCCAGCTCCGATGCAACGCTTTTGGGCAGACCCAGACTGTGAAGGGGGTTCTTTCCACCATGACACCACGGCCCGCCACTGTCGTACATCTGCGCCCACAGGACAATGGCATTCTCCATGCTGTCGGACACGCTGACGCTGACGGTGGTATTTTCACCGAACAGCAGCCGCGCTTTCTCCCGCAGCCAGAAAAGCAGTCTGTCAAACATTACTTTCGTCTCCAATCTGCCCAGCGGATCAGCGGGGCCAGTATCGTATAGCAGAAATAGCGGATGTCGTCCATGGCGTGGTCGTTCTCCTTCACGACGCGGTCCTCTTTGGCTTTGTCATCCCACGAGTACAGGCCGAACTCCCGGCGGGATGCCGTGCAGCTTTCGTGGATAGTCACAAGCCCGGCCTGCATCAGGGATGCCACGCAGCGGATGCCGTTCAGTACGTCGTTATCAGCTGGGATAACCAGATACTTGCCGTGCCGCCGGATGGTCTCGATGAAGGAAGCAGCGGACGGGTCAACCACCACCGCCTGAATGTAATAGCCCTTGGTCAGGCGTTCCAGCTCGGCATAGTGCTCTTCGTCCGTGCGCTGCACACGCTCGGCGCGGCTGTCAAAATAGCTTTCCTTGATGCGCAGGGCCTTGCCATCATGAATGACCCACAGGCCCATGCTGCAGGGGTTGTGGGTGCCGTAGTCGATGGACACGTAAAACTGCCCGTCGATGTGGGAAGCATCACCGTGAAAGAGGTAGGTGTCCTGCCCGGCGGAGAAGAAGGGATACACAAGGCCCTCGGCAGCTTTCCTTTTACCGAGGATATCACGGGCATACCAGACTGTGCTGCGGTCGTAGGTTGCAAGCACGGCCCGGAGCTGCTCGTCCGAGATGCTCATATTATCGGCAATGGTGAAATGTCCGTAGTTAAAGCCGTATTTTGGGTTCTCCGTCTGCTTCTTTTCGTGCAGATTCAGGATGTTTTCGTAGTACCAGTGCCCCTCCGCCTTGGGATTCAGGTCGTGAAACACCTTTCTGTCCGGGCTGGACAGGGTACGGTCGAATACTTCCTTGATGAAAGTTTCGCTGCATTCATTGGCTTCGGTGATGTACGCGGTGCCGTAGGTGTTGCCCTTGATCAGCTTTTCGTCACCGGCTTTGCCACCACCAGACACCAGCACCACTTTTTCGCCGGTGGCAGTCTGGATGTACAGACAGTCGCGGTTCTGGTAGGTGCCCTCACGGCAGCGGCCCTCAAAATAGTTTTTCAGGCCGAAGCCGTCACAGTCCAGAATGTTCAGCCGGGCCGTCGCAGTGGATACGCCTGCAATGAGGTGTATTCTGCTGGGATGCTTTTCCAGAATGGTGCAGTAGGCCATGGTGATAAGAACGTTCTTGCCGCCACGTTTGCCGCCCTCTGCCACGTTGAACCAGTGGTCGAAGCAGTTCCAGAAGAAACGCATCTGGTTTTCAGAGAATGGTGCTGGAATGTTCATTCTTCAAAGTCCTTGATATCGCGGTTGGGAACGGGCCGCTGCAGCAAGTCGGCAAGGGTCTGCATCTCGGTCTTTTGAGCCTCGGCTGCACTCTCCACCGGCTTGTCCTTCCACTTGTCCGGCTTCCGGTTCTTCAGGTAGAAGATCTGTGCCGTGGTGTTGGCCGGTACAACGACCTCTTCCTCTGCATACTCGATGTGTTCTTTTTCCAACCGTTTCTTGCCGTCTACCTTTACGGTCTTGACTTTGACAGGCTTTTTGACCGTTATCTTGCGGGTCTGGCAGCTCTGGAACAGCTCATTCTCCACGATGTAGTCAGCGACGTCCCGGCCCTTTTTTAGTGCTTCCGAAAATTCAGGAAATCGGTTTTTCCATTCGCAGAGGGTCGATATTGAGCAGCCTATATTCTCGGCAATCTGCTTGTCTTTCAGGCCGTCTTTTGCCCATCCGCGAAGCAGTGCCAGACCTTCCGGCTCTAACCACTGCTCAAACTTACCTTTGCGGCCAATCGCAACTCACCTCCAAATGCTTTCAAGGCGCTTGCCCACCAGATGGTACAGCAGAGCGCCCACCAAAAGAGAAACAGCCTCGCCCGCTGCCACGCACACAGCATTCAGCAGGAACGGAGAACCGTACACGATGGACAGCTCTGCGCCTACTACGATACCGTTGAACACAGCGCCAAACAGGACAGTCGGCAGCGCCTTGCCGCACTTGCGAGCGAAGGAACCGACAATCAGATTTGCCAGAGAACCGACAATGACATCAAGGATGCCCAGCGGGGAGGTCAGGTTTGCCAGTGCGCATCCGAGGGTGTAACCATAGACTGCGAACGTGTTGTGCATACAGAACAGCAGGATAACCTCGGAAATCCTGCACTGAATCTGTCCATAACTCAGGGGCGCGATAGCCACGCACAGGACATAATAGATGGCCGCAGTCATGGCGGCATAGATAAGGGGCTTGATTTTACTGTGCAGCATAATCAGTACCCCCCCAGAGAATTTTTCAGTCGGGTGGTTGCAGTAAACCAGTAACGTTCGTAGTATTCCTGCATCTTCATTGCCTCCTTATATGCAGCTTCCCACTGCCGTTGCCGCATGATAGTGCGCTTCTCGGCAGTATCTTCGTTTTTCAGCTTTCGGCTTCCCAAACGGCCATATAGAACGCCCTGCGTCCAGCTGGAACTATCCACATAGTCAAAGGGAACCTTCTTCAAGATGTCCTTCCGGGTCATGCCCAGACAGTGAACACGGCAGTTGTGCTGCCACGCTATCTTCAAGAATTGCGCATACTGGTCATCTTTGATGTCCTCATTTTTGAACCCAGTAATTGCAATGACCCTGCCGCTGTACTCTTCGCACATCCGGTAGAAGTTTTCTATTCCGCGCCCTTTGTGCCAGACAGGAATAATCTTGTCCGTTTCCTGTTCCAGCCGTCTACGCAGCTTTATGACGCGCTCAAGGCCGATGACCTTGTCCACGTCCATCTCAAAGTAACCAACGATTTTGTTACAGTCATTTTCACGAATGAAACGCGCATAGGATTCCGTGTATTCTTCCCAGTTGAGTTTTGTCTTGCCCTTCTGGAAGGTGTGCGCACCGGAATCTATCATGATGCGCTCGCTCTGCTCGATGATGCCCAGTGCTCTTTTGGGGTTCTTCGGGATGTAGTAGTAGGACATCAGGTTATAGTGCATCGACCCCAGTTCATCCAGACGAGCGTTGTTGTTTTCCAAGGAGCTGAGAAATATTTTCAATCCTCACCGTTTTGTTCATCTCCAGCGACTCCTTCAAATTTTTTGAACTTGGCTTTCAGGTCGATGTGGCCGCAGCAGGGGCAGATCAGCTTGTCATCGTGCGGCTCGTCATAGCTGCTGCGAAGGTCGGTCGAATCGTCAAAGATATCGTCCGGGGCCTCGCTGTCGAAATTGAAGTCGAAATCTCCGAAATCAACCTCGGCAAGTTCCTGTTCCAGCTTGGAAAAGTCCCAGCCGGTCATTTCGCCGGTCTTGTTGGCAAGGATGCGGTACTTCTGTTTCTGCTCCTCGGTCAGACCGGTGTAGCGCACCACATCGGCGGTTTCCACATGGAGCTGCATCAGAGCCAGACGGCGGGTGTGTCCGCTGAGGATGACGTTGTTCTCGTCCACCTCGATGGGGTCCAGCGCGGTACACTGCCGCATACTTTCCGCACAAGCGTTCACAGCTTCCGGGGAAATGACGCGGGGATTGTTCTCATAGGGAACCAGCTCCGACACCGGCAGTTTCAGCAATTCTTTCGTAATCATTCTGCCATTGTCCTCCTTGCTTGCGGGTAAAACGAAACAGAGGGTCGCCCCACGATGGGGGCAGCCCTCTGTTTTTCGGTGCTGCCTTTCGGAATCGAACCTTCCATGTCTACACACATGAACGCGCTCCAAATTGCGCTAGGGCAGCATATAGAGCCGTTGGCCGGATTCGAACCGGCACCATTCCGCGCCAGCCCGCTGCGGTGATTGGTCGCAGTTGCCTGTCATGGAATGTATCATCAATGTTGACCCGCCTGCAAAAGCGGCGCTCTGCGTTGAGCTACAACGGCATATAATATCCCCGCGCCGCGGTGGTCGGGCGCAGCTTGGGGAATGGACACACACACCAGCGGGACCAACGTCATAACCCGCTTTTGGCGTTCCGGGGCCTCCGTCTGAAATGCGTGTTGTTTCTATCCGCGCTCCCTCGTGGGGGGTGACGGAAAGTCTAGGAGGATGCCTGTGTGAGAGAAAAAGAAAGGAATGTGCCGCGTATGGGTAACGCGGTCAGCTCCCGGTGGTTTATGAGGCCATGTGTCCACTTCTGCTTACGGGGTCGGCAGGATTTCAAGCGCCGTGCCGCATTGCGCGGTTGCGCTTATGTCATTCTATCATGCCTCCCAGTCTGTTGGAAGTCCAGAGACATAACAATATCAGTCCGGGGTGATGTAGAAAATTTGAGAGTTATTTTTGCGCGTATTGCTCATTATGCACAATCCTTGTTGATGTATGGCCAAATTTCGGCCAGCGCTTGCAGCCCTTCCCGGATTGCGTCCGAAACTGTAGAGCGAGAAATGCCCAGTTCGGCAGCCACGTCATCGTAGGTTTTGAGTTTGAAATAGCCGTCCTTGTCTGTTGTTTCGCACTCGATGTAGTAGGCCCGCACAGCATCGGCCATGCGCAGCGTACTGTCATCTTCGGCGCTCACGATGCAGAACACGCGGGAAATTGCCTCAATGCGGCGCTTGACCAGCTCCGATTCCATGCGGCTCAGTTCGCGGTTCTCACTGTCCATCTTGCAGACGGCATCCAGAATCTTGTCACCGTTTCCGGCAGACATGGGCATCCCGCTGAAGCTCTGGGTCACTCTGGTTGCTGCGTCACGCTGCTTGGCCATCATTTCGTGCTGGATGTTCATGCCCTCGGCCAGATCGCGCAGCTTGCGGAACCAATCCTTGACCTCCATAAACGCGGCCTCTCTTGCCGGGTCCTGTGCTCTCCATGCTCTAATCTCCATATACACCCCTCTTTCTGGTCATGGCTGCGAGCCGGTCACTTTGCGCCAAAGATTTCCCGCAGCGTGTCGCTGAAGGTCTTGCGGGTCTGTGCAGGCTGCACCTGAACGTTCTTGCCGGTGGACTTTGCGATGGCCTCCGCGATGTCCTGCGCCAGCTTTTCCGGTACGCAGCTCTCCGCGTCAACGCGAATCTGGCAGTCGGGCGCGGGCATATTCTTTTCCAGCTCTGCCACGCGGCGTTCCAGCTGTCGGATGCGCTTATTTTCTCTCTTGCTCATGTGGTAACTCCTTTCGTCACACAAATTCTTTCGGCGGGGTCTCGTAGGTCTCGCCGATTTTCTTCCACAGGTGGAGGCAGTACGGATGGGTGTCAACGTACTGGCTGCGCGGCGGGTGGAACTGCACCACGCATTCTTCCTCGTCCCAGAAGATGTCCTTGATAAGGCACATCTCGTCCCACGTCGGGCAGCGGCGCGGGAGGCTCACGCTGACGTGTTCCCAGCCGCCGCCCCACGATGCAACGATGCCCACAGTCTGCGGCTTATACTGTGGGTGGACGAGGTAGGCCATGAAGCCGTCCCAGCCCTCCCGCACGATCATCAGGCGATGGTTCTTCTTGATTTCTTCAATCGGGCGCATTCGTTTCAACTCCTTCCAAAAACAGCAGCACTCCCGGCGCTGCGACCCGGACGCGGTAGGCTCCTACATCTGCCGGGGTTATGTACTTCCGGCCAAACACGTTCTTCATGTCTTCCCAGATCAGCCACGGAATGCGGTAGAACTCCCGGCCATTGAATGAACACAGAACGAACGCGATACCACCCAGCCGTGATATCCGGCGCAAACAGGCGGCTTGCTCGGCTGATACGCGGTCGGACAACAAACGACCGGTGTCGGTGTGTTTCGCCTCGAAAACGACAGCTCTGCCGCCTGAGAGAACGCCCTTGTAGTCCGGCTGTGCCTGCTTGGTGTAGCAGGCGAGAAACCTGCCGGAACGATCTGCGCCGCCGAGGGGCTTCATCGGCTCCGGGGTTTTCTCGATGTCAGCCCGCCCGATTGCGCGGTAGTAGTCACAAGCAGAGCTGATGATAGCCTCAAAGCCCGCGCCCTCTGCCCGGCTGCGATCGCCGATATAGCTGCGGCGAATGCTGGCTGCTGTCTTAACCTTCATTGTCCTGCCTCCAATACTCCACGAAATAGGTCAGGGTGGACTTGCCGCCGCGCTTCTCCTTGCCCATGCGCACGGTGTAGCCGTTCATGGCAAGCACGACAACGAGCACCTTTCTGTCCTCGACCTTGTCACAGTCGATTTTGTAATGCTCTGCCATCTTGTCCTCCTTACTCCTTCAGGCAGCTGGCAGGCTGCTGGAGCCACTTCAGCGCCTCTTCCTCGGTCGGTACCCCATCCGCGCACATCTGGTTCACGACAATGGGGATAAGGCGCTTGGCCAGTTCCTCGTCGTCCATGTCGCAGATGGCATCCGCAATGGTGTCCTCGTTATGGGGCATGATTTTCAGCGACAGTCTGACCGCCGTGCCGTCCCTGCGCGTCCAACTGCTGATGATACCGGCACAGCCCAGCTTCTCGCAGGCTGTCAGCATGGTATCGCGAGCCTCTTCCAGAATTTTGTTGTCCATTACCGATACTCCTTTCCGGTAACCCTGTCCCGCAGCGGGATGCGGCCAATGATGTCGAAGCCGGACCACTCTGCGATCTGACGCAGCATCGGCACCAGAATGCTGATTTGCAGCAGCCGGGCGGCCTCTTTCTGGTATTCTTCCTTGCGGATGTTCCGCATCGCGGTGCCGGGGGTCGGGTCAGCGTAGTGCTCGGCGTTCCGGCTCATGTTGTCATTGCTCATGTTCAAGCTCCATTCTCCAACAGGTCAAACAGAGTGGGTGCATCCTTTTCCGCATCCGCAGATTCCAGATAGCCCACGCCGTCACGGAAATAATCCGGGTTCAGCTCCACGCCCTTGCCTCTGCGGTTCATCTTCACGGCCTCATACGGCACAGTGAACAGCCCCGCAAAGGGGTCAGCTACCAGCTCGCCCTCGTTGCTGTACCGCTCAATCAGGCGCTGCACGAGGTCGATCTGAAGCGGGCAAACGTGGAGGTTCTGCCGCCGCTGGCTCTGGGTGGTGTTTAGGGTGCGCATCCGGTTGATATCGTCCCAGACGGTCATGTCCCACGAGCCGGGAGCGACCACCATGAACGTGGACGGCAAACGGCCATCCTTGTCCAGACTTTCCGCGAGCTTGACGTGTTCCTCGTAGGAGTAGACGCTGTTCCGGCTGAACTTGCGGTATACGTTTTGCAGCTTGGAGGTCGGGATTTTTTCCAGTTCCTCGCGGGTGAAAGGCCGGTCGCCGCTGCTGCGCCAGAATGCGTGAGCGTCAATTTGCCACTGGGCGCGGGTGTATTCCTCTTTGGACTTCTTCACCGGCGTATCGGCATATCCACGGCTGCAATCGGTGGGCAGCTTGCGGAACAGCAGGATGTATTCTGGGCAGCCAACACCCATCTTCGTGCCGTCCTTGCACTGCTCCGTCCATCCCAGACGGTAGGTCTGGTTATTCTCCCGGACAACGTCCGTGACAACCGTAATCATTCCGAAATAGGCGAACCCATGCTTCCGGAAATGAGCGATACAGTCCGCGTGAAACGGCTCAATGGTCGGCGCTGCAAGGCCGGTGACGTTGGCGAACTCCACGCGATCTTTCACATGGATTGCAGCCACGCGACCCGGCTTCAGGGTGCGCAGCAGTTCCGGGGTCAGATAGTCCATCTGACGGAAGAACTCTGCATCATCCGGGTTATGGCCGAAGTCATTGTACGAGGGCGAATATTCGTAATGGTTGCCGAACGGGATACTAGTCACATACAGGTCAATGCTGTCCGTTGGCCAGTTCCGGACTTCTTCCACACAGTCGTTGTTGATGGCCGTGTAATTGTTTCCCTTGACTTCCACTCTCTCACATCCTATCGTTCTCTTCAGGGTCTCAAGCGCAAGGCTACCGAGACCGTATTCTTTGATGATTTCCTCCATCTGCTCGCTCAGTTCATCGTACTGTCTCCACTTGCGTTGCAGCGCCAGCAGCACCTCCGTCTCCGTGTCCATGTACAGGATGTCGATGATGACCGGGGACTTTTGCAGGAAACGGTAGATGCGGTGAATGGCTTGAATGAAGTCGTTGAACTCGTAGTCGATGCCCATGAAAATGGCGCGGTGGCAATGGCGCTGGAAATTGCAGCCGGAACCGGACAGGCTTTTCTTGGTTCCGAAGATGCGGGTGCGGCCCTGTGCGAAGTCCATGACCCGCTGCTCTCTGGTTTCCAGCTCCATGCTGCCGTAGATATCGACCATCTCCGGCACGGCCTTTTTGAGCGCCTTGCGCTCGTCCTCCAAATCGTGCCAGACCACAAAATGCTCGTCCGGCGGTGCCTCCGCAATGATGCGGGCTACCTCGGCGGCGCGAATATCGATGCTGTCCCTTTTCTCCTTGGCTGCATCCGACAAGCCCATGGCGGCATCATGGCCGAGCTTCATCTGGCCGTCCGCTTCAAACTCGGCGGGCCGGTCAAGGCTGTTCAGCTTGTGGTATCGGATATCCATCGGCGGCAGTGAATAGCCGTCATCCGAGAATCCGAGGTCGCTCGGCTTTTGCAGGAAAAGGCCCCAACTGGCGCACCAGATCCAGAACTCGCGCTCGCGGCCAGGATACAAGGTCAGATTGTTGGCCTTGGTGCTGTCCCTCTTGAAAAAGCGGGTCAACGCCTGTCCGGTGTCCATCACTTCCAGAAAGCCCGCATAGTGAATCAGCTCTTTGAACCGGTTCGGGGCCGGGGTCGCGGTGTTTGTCAGCTTATATTTCACGCCCTTGAACTTGAGCATGAAGCTCTGGTAGGTCTTGCTGCCGAAGCTGCGCAGCGTTGCAGCCTCGTCCAGACTGACCGCCGTGAAGCGGTGCGGGTCAATATCGCCATCGCGAACCCTCTCGTAGTTGGTCAGGATGATGGGGGCCGTGCTGGCCTCCACCTCGGCCATGGTCTTGCAGTAGGGCGGTTCTTCCATTCCCAGCAGATTGACCGCATCTGCCCGGAACTCCGGCATTACGTTCAGCGGCATCACAATGAGTGTCTGGCCTCCCTCGTGCTTCTGAAGGATTCTGCACCATTCCAGCTGCATGACCGTCTTGCCCAGACCGAAGCGGGCAAAGATGCTGCGCCGACCGCCGCGCAGCGCCCACAGGACGCTCACGCGCTGGTGATCTTTCAGCACCGGGTTGACCTCTGCGGGGTCAATCTCAATGCCTGACAGGGGCGCAATGTCGATTTTGCGCTCCAAAAATTCTTTGTATGTCACGTTTTCATCTCCCATATATTGCGAGCCGTTACGCTTTGGCTCTCCCCACAAAAACGCCCGAAAACAGGCGGTTCCCGATTGTGTAGTGATAATACCTGTGTCCGTCCGGAATGGTTTCTTCCGTGCTCTCTGCCGGTCTGAGCACCAGAGGATGGCCTGCCACCTGCACAACGTACTCGCCGCCGGGGACAAGACGCTGCATCCAGCTTTCGGCGGGTGCAGCGTCCGCCCGGTCGCCGTCCATACAGCAGACCGCCACAGCGGGCAGCGCCGGGGCCAGCATGGTGAAGAATGAAAGCTGTTCAACGTCCATTGCAGTGGGCCACCTCCACCTTGCGGATTTTGCGGACCGTGATAGTCCAAGCATCTGGCCAGCGGTCGCGGGCGTGGTAGATGCCCTGAATCGCTGCGTCGCCCTCGTCGTCGGCCTCCAGCTTCAGGCAGTGGATTTCATCCCTGCCGGGTGTATGGCATTCGACGGACACCTTGCACTTAGGCATTTGCGGCCTCCAGTCTCACCGGTTCCGGGCCGCCGCGCAACTGGGCGGCCTCCTTTGGCGCAGTCTCGATCTCTTCCCGCGACTGTTTCAAGAACTCAATGCGCCGGTATGTAAGATCGGGAGTTCGGGCCAGCTCCTCCAGCCCGCCGACGCTTCCGATGTAGACCTTCGCCGCCGTCGGGAGCTTGTCGAACAGCTCTTTCAGCTCCTCGCGCCCGTCGCTGCGGATAGGCCGCCCGTTGTCGTCAACTCCGACGACCATCGGGCATGTGCGCCAGTACAGATACCTTTGCGCCTTATGCGAAGCTTCCGTTATAGCATCCCACTCCGCCGCCGGGTCAAGGCTCTTGGAAAGCTGCTTGAAGATATCCGCGACCGAGATCGGGTAGACGCAGACGCGGCGCGCCGCGAGATACGCCTTCTTAACGACCTCGCCGGGGTAGTCCCTGAACTGGTATGTCCACTCGTCGATCGTATCTTCCAGCTCTTCGTCGGTCAGTGGCTTCATCATCTGCTTGTAAAGCGTCGCGTTCCTCAAAATCAGCTCCGCCACCTCTTCCTTGGTCATGTCTCAAAACCCCTTTCTTTGTCCATGTTGCCCAGTACGCGGGCAAGCTGGTCTCTCGTGCTTTCTGACGGCTGCCGGGGCGATCTGCCGGACCGCGGCTGCTGGCGACTCTCATCGTTTGCAGCTACATCGCCAACCGTCCGAACACCTTCGCGTTGCCAACTGGCTAAGATTCCGTTTATGTAGGCCCACGACCGTTTATTTGCTTCCGCTGCCCGGTCAATTGCCAGCAAGATCATGTCTGTGCCGAAAGCCTGCCGCCAGCTTTGCAGCTTATCCAGCGCTGAACGCGGAAAGCTGCCTGCAACTTCCTCGTACCGCTGAATAATCTGGGCGAGGTCTGCATCGGCTGCCGGGGCTTTCTCTTTGCTGTTATTTAAGCTATCTCTATTAGGATAGATAACAGTTTCAGTAATAGGTTCAGTTACAGTAGCAGTTACAGATACAGTTGTATCTATACTGTACCGATACTGTATAGATAGGGTATCTGCACAGTATTTTCTGAACGCATCACTCTTGATGTTTTGCAGCGAATACTCAACGCCCTTCAGGCATTTAGGTGATTTCGACCAGTTGTATTTGTGCCAGTTAAGAAGCAATATCTCTTTCGTTGCCTTGTCATAGCGGATAACGTTGTGAACCGTTTCCATCCGATGGATAAGGCGATCCACAGTCTCTTCGTTGTATCCAAGCTCTCTGCTCGCTTGCCGCTTGCCCAGCTCATAGCATCCGCTCAAAGTGGTATGCGGATTAGTGAGAAGGTAGAGATAGAAGTATTTATCTTCCGGAGTGAAGTCATCGTCCACCTTCGGGTCTGACCAAAAGTTCGGCGAAACGCAACGAAAAATTGCCATCTGCTCACCTCCTTTCTCTCAACGGTGAATCAGAACGGCAAGTCGTCCGTGTCCGAGATCGGGCGGTCATCGCCGTTGTAGTCGGGCACTGCCGCCGGGGCGGGTTGTTTTGCCGGTTCCGGCAGGGAAGCGCTCTGCGGCGGCTGAGAGCCGGTATCAAAGGGTGTGTCGTTCTCCACCGGTGCAAAGTCATTGGTTCCTGCCTGTCCAGTCGGCTGCATCATGTCGATTGCCATCTGAACCCATCGGGCAGCAACAAGCCCACCAACGACAACGCCCTCGACGTTATGCAGGTTCCAGTAGGTTGTACCGTTCGCGCCGGTATTGCTTTTCAGCTCGCCGCCGCAAATCTCGACAAAATCGCCCTTCTGAAGGAGGCCGTCCCACTTGTCGAGATCGCTCCAAATACAGCACTCGACAAACATATTGCTCCGGTTGCCGGAGGCATCTTTTGTACTATGAGCCTTGACGCTCAAGCTGAGGAACGGCTTTCCGGTCTTCGTTTCCTTTAGACTAGGGTCGCGAGAGAGGGTTCCTGTGATCTTCGTCCCGGTCTTTGTCTGAATAATCATTCTGCATCACCGCCAAACGGATCATCGTTGGTGTCGGTGGTTTCAACTGCAAACGGTTCGGGCTGCTCTTTTTTCGGCTTCAGCTTGCGGGGCTGCATAGCGCCGATTTCGGGCTGCTCGTTCTCGACCTCGCGGTAGGATGCTTCTGCAGCTACCGGAACCTCGCTCTCATCGTAGAGGCTGCCAAACGTGGCCGGGAAGGATTCGCGCAGCGCGTGGACAAGGGCTACCTTACGAATCATCGTTGCAGGCTTCGTTACCCACAGGGATTTCTTGGTGTCGTACTCGCTCAGTTTCACTTCCTCGTAGAAGGGGCGGCTGCGGTCCTTACGGTAGGCTTTAGCCCAGCCGCCGACCAGCTTCTCGTCCTCGTAGACGATGGATCCTTCGCGGTGGATGAGCTCACCAACTTCAGGAACAAAGACAATCACGCCAGCCTCAAAGCCATCATACTGCGGGTGCGCCTCTGCCATCTTCATGTAGCAGGTCTTGCCCAGAACAATGGTACTGGCCGTATCACCGTTCTTGTTGTCATAGTGGATGAGGTAGGCTTCCTTGGTGAAAGGGTTGAGGTGGTACTGCTTGCACGTTTCCAAGAAGATACGGCACTCTGCAATGGTAGCTTCCTTGCAGATGAAGTCGCGCACATCATCAAAGGTGACGGTGAGGTGCTGGCCGTCCATGCTCTCGATTTCGACCGGCTTAGATTCTGCGACCGGCTGCATCGCTTCGCTCTGCTTGACCTGAGCAGCGAAGGAGCGGCTCTGAACTGTGGTAGTGGTATTCGGCGCAGCAGCGCCAGCGCGTGAAGTGAAACCCATTTTTGTTACCTCCTAGAATGTTGAAGATTATTTGATGCTGCCGAAATCGAACCCGCGTTCCTTAGCAGCGCTGCGGAACCATGCAATGTCTTCTTTGGTGAACTCGACCCAGAAGTAATAGCGCTTGCGGGAGGAAGTCTCCTGCGCAGCGGTGAAGCTCTGCATCGCCTCCATGTCCAGACGGCCCTCCGGCGTGATGAATGCGGCGGCTTGCGTTGCTGCGGCGGCTTGCGCCCGCATCTCGCGTTCTTCAGCCGTCGGGGGAACGATTACCGGAGCCGACATCCGCGCCCGCTCTGCCGCTTCTCTGGCGGCCTCTGCCTCTCTCTGTGCTGCGCGGGACTTCTCGCGGCGGGTATGCTCGCGGACAGCCTCGTTCACGCTCAGGTTGCGCAGGTATTCGGTGGTGCAGGGTTCGACGTCCTCTCCGCAGTTCTCGCGGATAAAGTCGAGGTCGCTGCGAACGCCCTCAATGGCCTTGCACAGCGTCTTTTTCGCTTCGGACAGGTCGAACGTCTTGTTCAGCCAATGGCTGTCTAACAGGCGCTCAAACGGAATAAGCGGTTCCAGCTCTCCGATGTTGTCCCGGTAGATCAGCTTCAGCGTGGAAGCCTTTTCTTCCTTCTCGGCGTTCTCAACCGCCTTGACCTGTGCGTCAATCGCGCCGGAAACCTCTTTGATCTGACCCTGCATCTCCTTAGCGCTCTGCTGGAAATCTTCCAGAGGCTTCATGTAGAGCTTCTTCGCTGCCGTGACAGCTGCGCCCAGCTGCTTATACCAGCTATTGACCTTTGCCCGGTCCTCTTTGGCCCTCTTGATGCTCTCCGGGGTATAGACCCGGCCTTTGTAGGCCGCCAGCATCTCGTCAAGGTTCTGCTGGACCTCGTCCTTATTCCAGATCATGGCCGGAATTGCCGTGCGCTCTACCCGGACGGTCAATTCATTCTCCATACTGTTCATCCTCCTGTTCTGCGGCTTCCCGCTCGGCCTGTTCGGCCATCTGGGCGTTCGTCAGGAAGTAGTACCCATCCGGCGGCTCCAGCGGCGGGCCGTAGCCGTCCAGCGCAAGGTCGTAGTACATCGGGTTCATCCTCAGCCCGCCTTTCTGCTGCTGTCGTTCCGGCTCTCGCTGTGCTGAACTTGGCCATAAGGGCTGCTGCGCTTGTACCGCTGGCAATCCTCGTACATTCCGTACAGAGACATCGCCAGCCCGCTTGCCAGTGCGAGCAGAATCCACGGTGTCGACTTTGCAGCCGCCTCCGGCTCCCAGGATCCGCGGTTGACCAGCAGCCACGCAGTTCCTTCGCACATCCAGCTCGCGACCTTCCATGCACCGACCAGCGCCAGCGCTGCAATCGCCAATTTCACAACCTTACGCATCTTTCATGTCCTCCCATCTTGATATCTTACGCGCTGTCCTTCTCTGCGCCGACCGGACGCAGCGGGGGCAGCGGCTTGGCATCGTTCTTGTGGAGCTTGTAAAACTCCACATCTTCTACGCGGAAAAAGAACTTGCTCTTGCTGCCCTTCTCGCCGTGCGAGTAGGCGGTCAGCTTGCCTTCTCGCCTCATCTGAAGCACTCTTTGACGGCATACGCCGAGCGCTTCCGCTGCCTGTTTGGTGCTGTAATATTCAGACACGTTCTGTGCCTCCTTCCTGCGGTAGGCTCCCGCGACACCCTTTCGGGTGTTTCGGCTGCTGCCGGGCAGCCATCATCAGGCGGGTTTCAAGCAACTTCGTTGCTGTCGATGTGCTGGACGTTCTTGCTTTCGTCCACCCACATGGTATGGCTCCAAGCAGTTTCGCTGTGGGCGGCATCTGTGCGGTGCCAGCCATTGCCGCGATTGGTGATCTGATCGATGTAGGTGTTCTCCCTGATGCCGGGCAGTCCCTTGACCTTGTGGCCCGCCTTGTCTGCCTGCATGATGTTCAGCAGGTAAACCTTCTCGGTGTCAAGATAGCTCTCTGCCTCGCTCATTGCGTCCAGCAGGTTGTCAGCTTCCAGAACCTTGTAATCGGTGGTCATGGGCTTGTAGGTTGCGCGGTAGTCGATTGCGACGATGTAGGACTTCTTCATTTTCTTTTCCTCCTGTTTTGTGGAGTGTCATTCTCTACGCTTGTTATTATACTAGCTTTTGGCTAGTTTGTAAATAGCTTATCGCTATTTCTGGAAAAATATTTTAGCTATAAGCTAGAAGCGTTTGCCAAAAAAATACCGGTCGCACCGGTTTCGCATATCAAAACAGGGTTTGCTGCCCGAAATCCTCCGGGGAGGGAGCTGGGGGCTTTGCGACCCTCGGCTGGTACGTCCGCGTCTGGGTCAAAACGTCGATTTCGCAGAACCGGAAGCCTTTGCAGTGGTTCAGCCGCCGCAGGGCAGGGCCGTCCAGCATCTCGTTTTTGTAGCTGCAATAGGCCAGCTCGTCATCGTTCAGACAGGCGTTGCAGCAGTACCGGCAGTATTGTTTCATCGAGGTGCCTCCCAGAATCCAAAGGCCGCCGGAAGTTCCATCCAGTGCGTTACACGGCTGCCAGACCTCCCGTCTGTGTTTTCTGGGTCGAGCAGGGCGTTCATTGTCGTTGCGCCGCTATCCCAGCCAACAGAGAAAATTTTCTGCTCGGTGTCATACATCGCGGGTGAAACGTACTCCCCATAGCTTTCATCTGGATAAAACGGTGAGCACTCCAAATCCCACGTTATGACATTCACAAGGCATGGCACGAATATTTCATCTTCCTTGTCAGATTCGGGAAGCCGTGTCTTGATGCTGACCCACTGTCCAGCAAGCTGACCCTCTTCGTCACCAGCTAAGAGACCAACAGGAACTTTCAGTCCAGTTGCGAACTTAGCCAGCATCTTGGCCGTCGGGTTGACCCCGCCATTCTCGTACAGGCTCACCGTCTGCTTGGTCACGCCCATTCTTTGGGCAAGCTGAATCTGTGTGAGGTGAGCGTCTTTTCGCGCTGCACGAATTTTATCTCCGATAGAATCAGACATCTTTCAATTCCTCCACATAGCGCCAGCTCTGGGGAGGCCGCTGTACTTCCACAGGCCGTGTACCAAACCGCGTATTTTGCAAGCCTGTGAATACCCGCAGCTCGCGCGGCTGGTCATAAATCTTCAGGTCGGAGATATGCCACGCCCAGCCGTGACACTTGTTCAGGTAGCGGACAATGCGGTCTCTGTCCATGCAAGCCATTTCTTCGACATCATCCGGGGCGCGGCATATCGGTGCAAGCTCCCAAATCTTGTCGCAGACGAACTCGCCAATGACCGTACCATCCAACCGCTGCCAGCCTTTGCCGGGGACGATTCGCAGCCAGCCCATCTTCGACTGTTCTTTCGTGCAGTAGATGTAGCACTTGAATGGAGGCTTCACGCCCTCCGGCTTCGTCTTGCGTACCTCCACGGTCTTTTCTTTCAGGACGATCTTGCTGCACCATACCGGCTGGATGCTCAACAACACAGCTTTCACGCTCGCGCCTCCTCTCAGTAATACTCGATTTCTACCAGAGAGGTGGACACCAGCTCGAAGCGGCCATCTCCAAGAGGAATGCGCAGAAGCTGGTACTCTTTCTCGTAGGAGTAGTAACTCGGCACCAGTTCGCTGAAGCTGTCAACGGTGATTGTATATTTCGGAGACCGTGTGCCAGCATAGCCGACCTTTTCAATTTCCGGGGAATAGACCGTGACGTGGTAGCACGGCTCGACGGTAGCTTCAGCCTCAGCAGATGTAGAACCGCAGGCGGTAAACCAGAGCGTCAGGGTCAGCAGCAGAGCCGCGACAACAAAACAGGAAATTCGATTTTTCATTCTTCCGCACGTCCTTTCAGGTATTCTTTGGCAGTTTCTTTGATGGCCGTATCCCGGAGGAACGTCCACGAATCATCGTCGTCAATGAGCTTCCGCATCTTGACCGCAGCAGTTTGAACCAGTTTGCAAAGGGCTTTGCGCTCCATCCGGTACTCCTGCCGGATTTCATCATCTGTGAGCTGGTCAATGTACGACTGAACATCCTCTATGTCGTTCTGTTTCTGGATGTCCCAGACGATTTCGCACCGGCGGCCATCAGCCTGAATGCCGTACAGCAGGAACGAAACTCCTTTGCTGTAACGATCATCGAACCAGTGCCAGACCTCCAGCCGGTTTGTGCCAGCCGGGAAATGTAGGAATGCAGCTTCTAGCTCTTCCGTTTCGGGGTTCATTGGAACATCGTCAAGCTGCTTCCACAGCGCTTCCAGAACAGCATCGCGCTTCTGCAAGGTTGCCATGCCCGCGCCGTTCACGGCCCGCTCGTTCCAGAGCTTCGCGGCCTGACCCTGCGCAATGAACTTCGTACTGTGCCACCGCTTGACCCATACAGCGCCGCCGGTAGCCCCACAGCCGGAACAGGAAACGCGGTACCTGCCGCCAAAGTCCCGAATGTGCGCCGTGCCGCTGCAGAACGGGCAGGGCTTCAAATCAAAATTCGCCATCTTCATTCCTCACTTTCTGCCGATAACTTCCATGAGCAGATCCTTGTAGGTGTCACGCTGCACACGGAGCTTTTCCAGCTCTTCCTTGGTGTCTGACACCGAAGGAGAGGCGACCGGAACCGGTGCTGCTGCAACGCCGGGAGCTTCAACCGGCTTCGGCTTGGACAGGTAGTTGTCAAGGCCGAGACTCACCATCAGGCCAAACTCGATGTCCTGCATTTCCTTATCGCACAGCTGGCCGATGTAGTCATTCAGCCGCAGCTTGTCCACAGTAAAAATCTGCTCACAGAGGGCAGTGGATTCCTGCAGCTTCCCAGCAGCATTGATGTGAACGTGGGTCTGCATGGGCCTCTTCTCCCGCGTGGTCAAATAGACAATCTCCAGAGTGGAGGAGTTCTTGTTATTCTGACTGTTGCTCACAATGATGGCCGGGCGGCCAGCGTGCTGCTCGCTCCCAATCTCATTGCCAGTGGGGTAAACATAGTAGACCTCACCGCGATAAAACATTCCATTCATGAGAAAATCTCCTTTCAATTCTGGCGCTGGATATAAGAATCAGGCTGCGCCTACCGCCTGAACCATCTTGATTTCTGCGAGCGCTTTCTGTGCCGCTCGCTTGCCGTTCTCGTTCAAAATCCGCTGCCATGCCCGCTGCGAATATGACCAGCGGAAAGCGTTTCCCTTGAGGATGCCGCGCACCTCCGGGCCGGGGTCATTCTCAAACGTGAGCTGCACCCGCATCAGAGCGCCGTTCTCGTAATAGGTAACGCCGGGCAGTCCTTCGACCTTGACCGGCTGCGAACCGGCTGCAATTGCCGTTTCTGCGTCCCTGATGCGGGCCTGCAACCGGCGAATGCGGTCTTTGGAACTGCTGAACTGCCACGGAAGGAACGGCGAATGGTCTCCCATTTTCAGCCGTCCTTCAATCATGGCCTTTTCGCAGCTACCAACGCCCTCGCAGCCATTGACCGTTCCACGTTCTCGGAAATACCTGTTGACCGCAATCATGTGGGCATGGCGGGCCTTTTCTTCTTCCAGCTTGCCCTTCAGGTCAACAAGCGCGTCCGGTTCCTTGGTCGTGCTGAGTGCTCTGCTGTTCATCTTCATGCTCCTTTCTGCTGCGCTGCCTGCGGAAAGAAGAACTTCCCAATGTCCTTCTGCTGGATTTCCAGCAGCTCGCAGATGGCGGCAATCTCACAGCTTGTCCACGCGGAATGACCTTGCATCTTAGTGGAAAGGGTGCTGGGGCTGATTCCGATAGCCTGCGCGACCTCCTGATCCTGATACCCGCAGACATGAAACCACCCGCGAAGGGCAAAATACGGAATGTTTTTGTAGCTGCCTCTCGGCGGGTTCGTTTTGACAATACGCTTTCTCATTGTTTCTCACCTCCATCTTGTGAGCGCCCGTAAGGCCAGATAGCACAGCCCTTATATTTACCGGGAAACGGCCTTTGCCATGGCATCCATCAGCCAGTGGCCGTTCATGACGTTGTTCCAGTTGTTCGCCTGATAGTCCTTCGTGTTGCGGTGCGGGGCGCTGTGAGTGACGAAATCGCTCATTGCGTTCACCGCGCCCCATGCGGTGTTGCGGAACTTCACGAGGTCCGGAGCCATCATGCAGACCATGTAACCGTCCTTCATGTCCTGCACATGGCGCTTCTGGCGGTCGGTCATATCGTCAGCTTCCGGGAACAGGCCGTCCAGAATCTCCCGCAGCCGGGCATCGCTGACCGTGGTGTTTGCCATCTGGTCGGCGCGGGTTGCAAGTTCGTCCATGTACTTGTTAGCCATGTCCAAGCACTGCCGGGCCTCTACCAGCTTGGTGTTGATATCGCCCACATGACGGACGCTCCATGCCCGCTGCGCAGTGTCCAGCGCAAGGTTCAGCGTGTTGTTACAGACCACGCGAACCGGGGTCATGCAGACACGGACAGCGCCGGATCCGTCATGCGTGTTGGAAAAGCACATATAGGTTTCAGTCTTGTCCCCGCAGATTTCGGAATCGGGCAGCTTTGCCAGCAGCCAAATCTTCTTACCGTCCAGCAGGCTGCCAGCGGTCTCATAGTGGACATCGCCGCCGATCAGCGCATCCGTGAACGCGAAAGCCTCTGCGTTCTGGACGATGCGGTACTTGTTGCTGACCACGCCCAGAACCTTGTTGTCCGAGCTGCGGACATTGGCCTTGTAGCCGGGAATCGGCTCGTAAACGCCGTTCAGCCACATATCACGGGCCTCGACCGTCCAGTCCAGACCGGCCAGCTTCAGAGCCTCCGCGCTGGTTGGCGCTTCCTGCACCATCTTCCCCAGACCGTGCCAAGGCTTCTCCCGGACATAGAACATCGTTTCAACGTTTGCAGACATTTTTCATACCTCCGAAAATTGATTGTTGGTTGCGGTGGTTCCCGCGACCTCCCCGGCTGGCTGCCGGGTGGTTTCGGCTGCTGCCATGCAGCCATCATCAGGCGGGGTTATTCAGAGCGAGTATTCCACGCTTCAATAGTTCGTTGCCTGCCCAATTCCCCGCGATGTTCATAAAAATCGCGTGTAAATGTGATGCTGCAATGCGGACATCTAATCCGAATGCCCTCAGTATTAGATTCAGTGATGGTCGTATACTCCTGCCCGCAGAAAGGGCACGGTTTCAGCGTTTCCTTTTTCATCGTTCAGACCTCCTTGACCTCAACTGTCTTGATGCTATCGGACATATACTCCCGGCCTCTGGCGCGTTCGCAATACTTCACGAATCCGTTTACTGCATCGCGGAGGTCGTATGCCTCCCGCTTGGAGAGCAGCTCCGACTTCTCAAAAGCCGCCTTGATTTTGTTGGCCTGTGCATCTTCCATCGGGATGAACACACACGCTTCGCCGACCTCGCCGTTCTGCATGGTGTCGTAGGTAATCGTCAGATTCTTCATCACGTTGTCCTCCTTAGTGCAGCTGGGCGCTGTGCTGGTTGTAGGTGACGGTATACACGCCGCTCTGCTTGGTGATCTGGATGTTGCTCACCACGACACGCTTCAGGCCGAACTTCCGGCGAACGAATTCCTTGACCAGCGGAGAAGCCTTTTCGGGAAGGTGCTTCTTGATGCGGCAGTCACGGCGGCAGTAGCGCTCGAAGCGCTTTTCATCGGCTGCGGTGGCCTCCTCTCGCGTTCCGTAGAACACGGAATCGTCGCGGTTGCTGCTCAGCTTGTAGAACCTCTCGCAGGAGATGACATCCAACCGGTTGTTCCAGATGACATCGCGGCGCTGGTTGTCGTTCGGCTTGACGTCGTCGGTGGCGATGCCGACCACGAGCTTCAGACCTTCCAGATTGTTGCAATCTTCCCACTCGGTGAAGCTGTCCAGCAGGACACGGACAATCTGCTTGCCGTTGGTCAGGTCAATGTGGGCGACTTCGCCCTGACTGCCGGACATCGAAGCGGTGTTGATGATGTAGCCCTGTGCGATGTAGCTGCTGACGGCTGCGGTGAACTTTGCGTTGATGTCGATGTACTTCATGTTTTTACCTCTTTGTTATTGATTTCTGGGTTCTCAGATGTTATTATTTAGCTAGCATCTAGTTTTCCTTTGCATAGCTATTATACTAGCTTTTGGCTAGTTTGTAAAGAGCTTTTCGCTAATTGTTCCAAAAAAAATTAGCTTATGAATAGTTTGGAGGCTGTATCATGGGTTCTTTCATGTTTGATCGACTTGATTTTTTGCTAAAAAGGAATGGACTGACGAGAAAAGCATTGTGTCAGGCTTCCGGTCACGCAGACAACTATATTCGGATGTTTGAGAAACGCAACACGGAACCGCCTAGAGCTTTTGTCAATTTTTGTGCCGATCGGCTAGGAACAACTAGCGAATACCTATTTGGCGAAACAGACGACCCGACAGCACCCAGCGTTCAAGCTGCGCAGCCGGAAAAAGAAAAAAGCCCCGCAGCAGATAGCCGCGAGGTAACAGATGACGATATCAAATTTGCACTCTTTGGGGGCGGGGACGTGACCGACGCTCAATTTGAAGAGGTCAAGAGCTTCGCTCGTTTCGTAAAGGAGCGAGATGCGAATGGACAGACTAAATGAACTTTATGACGTGGCAAATGAAAACGGCATCGACATTTACAATTTTCCGCTGCCAAACACCGGCAGCATGAGCATGGAAGTGAACGGTCATTGCTGCATCGGCATGGACAGCACCCGGCAGTTCACGAGGGCTGAAGAAACCGCCCGGCTTGGCCATGAGATAGGGCATTGCATATACGGTGGGTTTTATACCCGGCTCACGCCCTATGATCTGCGAGAGCGCCACGAGGTCAGGGCTGACCGATGGTACATACTTCACGCGATACCGGAAGAAACGCTGCTGGCGCTGCTGAAGCGCGGCATGGATGCTTGCGAGATTGCGGAAGCGCTGGACACCACAGAGGAATACGTCCGGAGAGCCTACTACTTTTATAAGGACATGAGGGGAGGCGTGTTTCATTGAAGAAGCGAACGAACACTGCCGAGTGGCAAGAATGTACAAACCGCTGGCGAATCAGGGTTCAGAAGAACGGCGTGATGAAGAGCTTCTACAGCTCCACGCCGGGCAGAACTGGGCAGCGTGAAGCAAACGCCAAGGCGGACGCATGGCTTGACGACAGCATCCGGGACGGAAGGAAAAAGGTCTCTGTCCTCTATGCAGAATGGTTGGAGGACCTTTCCCTCACCAGCGGCACGTCCTATCTGGAACAGTGCACAAAATACGGCGCCTATTATCTTCTGCCGGTCATCGGGAACCTGCGCATTGAAGAACTGACCGAGGGCGATCTGCAAAAGGCTATTGATATGTCGTTCAAAAAGCGCTGCTTGAAGAAAGAACGGCAGCGCAGCTCGCTCAACAAGCCATTGAGCCGCAAAACGCTTATGACCATCCGTTCCACGGCCAACAGCTTCTTGAAGTGGTGCAGGAAAAACCGGTACACCACGCTCAATCCGGAGCTGACCATCCCGAAAAATGCCCGCATGGGTGAGAAGAAGATTCTTCAGCCGTCCGGGTTGCGTGTTCTCTTTTCGGTTGATACGCGGCTTTTGTACTCAAAACGTGTTTTCGATGACTACATTTACGCCTACCGCTTCGCCGTGTCTACCGGTGTCCGGCCCGGAGAGCTGGTCGGCCTCTGGTACGGCGACATCAAGGGCAACACGGTCAACCTTCGCCGCAGCATCAACACGCATGAGGAAGAAACGACCGGCAAGAACGAAAACAGCATCAGGTCATTTGATATGTGCCAGCAAGCGCGGGAAGCATACGAGGCACAGGTGCAGCTCCTCAAAGATAGCGGTGTTGAGCTAAACTATAACACGCCACTGTTCCAGATTCCTTGCCAGCGCAGCCTCAAACGCCGGTGGGAGAAGTATCAGGCATCGAACGGAATCACGCCAGCGGTCACGCTCTACGAGATGCGGCACACCTTTGTCAGCATGGAGGCTGGAGCCTTGACGGACGGCCAGTTGAAGATGCTGGTTGGTCACAGCAAGAACATGGACACCTTCGGGGTGTACCGTCATGAGATAAAGGGCCAGCGGGAAGAGCTGGCAGCGGCTACGACTGCGGCCATCAACAAGGCTCACGGATGA